GATTATAGGTGATAGAATTGCTATATCTAATTCAAGTCCACAACTTAGGAAAATCTTAAATGAAACCCCTTGGAACCCTTGGGCTAGAACGTTAGGCGATTACACCGATGCAGGGACAAATAATAATAAAGCTGTATTTTTTCAAGCTGGCGTAACGTCAAAAGTTACTACCATTCCTTTAGCAAGTGTGTTAGAAAATGCAGGTCAAGAAGAAAAACAGCCAGAACCACAAGAAGAAGAAATAGAAATAGATATGGATGGGTTTTAAATAATGGAATATCATAGTGCAGAAATTTTTACATATGCTACAAAAACTAAAATGGCTGGTGATGGGCGTTCTAGTTGGTGTGAATATGAAACTTCATCTTCAGTTTATGGCGAAATAAAAACTGTAAATCCTACTTTTCAAACAAGGGAAATGTGTGAAAAGTATATTGATGATCACTATATAAAAGAAACTAAAATTATACCTTTGAGTATATTTATGGAATTAAATAATGTCTGATATAACTTTATGGGACTACCAAGATGATTTAGTAGGCCGTGTGCGTGCCTCTATGCGTTATCATAAGTGGGTATTAATGCAATCTGCTACGGGTTCTGGTAAGACTATTATGGGCGCAAAAATGATACAAAATGCTGTAAAAAAAGGAACCACTTGTACTTTTATAGTACCGCGCCGCGAATTACTAAAACAAACCGCTAAAACATTTCGTAATTTTGATATTCAATACGGTATTATTTCTTCTGGTTACGCGCCTAATCCGTTTCCAAAGGTGCAACTTGCAACAGTTGGTAGTTTAGCCCGTAGGTTAGATAAAGTAGCTGTACCAAAATTGATTTTTCCCGATGAAACACATTTTGGTAAAAGTGAACTTGATAGAATTATTAAATGGGGTAAGGCTGGTGGTGCTTATGGCGTTGGGCTATCTGCAACACCACAAAAAACAGATGGTACTGGCTTAGATATTTGGTATGATCATATGGAAAAAGGCCCTACTATTCGTGAATTAATGGATAATGGGGATTTATCGGACTATAGACCTTTTGCTGTTGATCATCCTGATATGGGTGGTGTGAAAGTTATTGGTGGTGATTATTCAAAATCCCAACTTTCTAATAGAATGGAAAGTGATAATGTTTTAACAGGATCAGCGGTTAAGCATTACAAGGAAAACGCATATGGTAAACTTAATATTGCCTTCTGTACATCAATAAAACATGCTGAATTAGTTGCTAAGGAATTTAGAGAAAAAGGCGTTTCCGCGCAATGTATTCATGGTAAAATGGATGATAAGGAAAGAACGCGTTTAATTATTGGCTTTGCTAGGCGCGAAATATTAGTTTTAACATGTGCTGATTTGTTAATTTTTGGTTTTGATCTAGCCGCCGCCGTCGATATGGAAGTTACGGTAGAATGTTTAAGCGACCTTGCGCCCTCAAAGAGTTTACCAAAGCAAATACAGAAATGGGGTAGAGCGTTTAGAAAGAAAGATTGCCCTGCTATTTTGTTTGACCATGCGGGTAATTTTAAAGAACACGGTTTACCAGATGATGAACAAGAATGGACGCTATCAGGTAAGGAAAAGAAAAAACGTGGTGAACAAGATGAACCTACTACACCTACCCGCCAATGTCAGCAATGTTACTTTGTACACCGCCCCGCGCCTGTCTGCCCTAATTGTGGTAATGTGTACCCTGTACAGGCTAGAATATTAGAAGAAGTAGAAGGTAACTTGATAGAATTAAAATCAAGGGTAAAAGAACAAAAAAAGGAAGCTAGGATTGAACAAGGTAGAACTGAAGGTTATGCTAATCTAGTTGCTTTAGGTGTATCAAAGGGATATAAAAACCCTGATGCATGGGCAAGGAATGTAATGAAAGGCCGTAATGCAAAACGTTAAAGAAGGTTTAGAATTATTTGCAACAGAATATTGTGAAGAAGCAATAGAAGAAGCAAAGGCTTATATAAATAGGTTTGGATTAACTAAGAAAAAAATAAAGATTGTGAAAAGTGATAACACTTTAATTATCAGGGCTATCACAGATTTTAAATTAGAAGAAAGTGGAAAAGATGATTAAACGTAATTTAACAGAAATATTCGTATTTGGTTCTAATTTATCTGGTATACATGGTGCAGGTGCAGCATTGCACGCTAAAAAATATTATGGGGCTAAAGTTGGTATAGGTGAAGGTATAACGGGTAATTCTTATGCTATACCAACTAAGGGAAGAATAGGAAAAGATAAAAAGTTTCCTATATTACCATTAGATCAAGTAGAATTTTCTTTAGAAAGATTTATAAGATATGCAAAAAAACAAAGCTATTTAGAAGAGCCTAGCTTATTTTTATTAACACCTATAGGAACTGGTTTAGCAGGTCATAATAAAAAGGATATTTGGAATATATTAAAAAAACATTATATACCAAATAACGTAGTTTTAACTAAAAGTTGGATTAAATAAATGAAAGAAGCCTCAATACAAGCGCAAGGATTAATGGCAACTTCACAAGCGGGGGCTGTTATGTTTCGGGTTAATACTGGCATAGCGTGGGCTGGTAAGGTTGTGCAGAAGTTTAAAAAGGGATTTACCCGCTATTGCACTATCGAAAATCCACAACCATTAAGCGCGGGTTTGTGTAAAGGTGGTAGTGATACAATAGGTTGGACTTCAGAAATAATAACGCCTGAAATGGTAGGCCAAAAGATAGCTATTTTTACAGCAGTTGAATATAAAAATGCAAAAGGTAAAGCTACAAAAGAACAATTAAACTTTATAAAAAATGTAAATGATGCTGGTGGTAGGGCGGGTGTTGCTAGAACACCCGAAGAGGCTGTGAATATTGTAAAACCCTAGAAAGGAATTTCATCATCTAAAGGTTGTTCATTATGGGTAGATTTTGCAGCACTTGAACCGCCGTTAGATTGACCACCGCCGCCTGAATTACCTTCTTGATTACCGCCGCCTAACATCTGTAATGTACCATTAAAACCCTGCAACACAATTTCCGTTGAATAGCGATCATTTCCAGATTGATCTTGCCATTTTCGCGTCTGAAGTGAACCTTCAAGATATACTTGTGAACCTTTTGTAAGATATTGTTCACATACCTTAACTAGCCCTTCATTAAAAACCGCTACAGTATGCCATTCTGTTTTAGATTTTTTATCACCAGAATCTTTATCACGCCAAGTTTCACCAGTCGCTACACGTAAATTGCAAACTTTACCACCATTCCCAAAAGTACGTACTTCAGGATCAGCACCAAGCCGCCCAATTATCTGAACTTTATTTAAATCACGAGCCATATTTTTTCCTTGCTAATTATTAAGCCTTATTATATGGGTTATCATATGTAATCAAAAAAGGATAAAATACATGAAAAAACCAAACGTAACAGAAATTATTTTTAATACTGAAGGTGAATGGTTAGAACTTCGAAAGGCTGATATTACATCTACCGCTTGTTCTGCACTATTTGGCCTTTCAAAGTATGCTACTGAATTTGAAATTTACCAACAAAAGAAACATAATATTGAAGTACCTTTTGTTAGTAATGATCGAGTTGAAAAAGGTAATCGTATGGAAGCAGCGATTGCAGCAGAAGTTTGTATTCAAGAAGGTTGGGTAGACTTAAAACCTCTAAAAGTATACCGCCGTATTACAGAAGAACGCATTGCATCAAGTTTTGACTTTGAAGCAAAAACTAAGCAGGGTAAAAGGGTTTTAATTGAGATTAAAGCCGTTGATTATTTTATCTATAAAGATACTTGGACTGAAGAAGAAGCACCACCACATATTGAAATTCAAGTGCAGCATGAATTACTTTGTGCGCCTGAATTTGATGTAGCCGCGATTGTTGCTTGTACTGGTATTTATAATTATAATGTAATTTACCGTGAACGTGATGAAGATGTTATTACAGCAATTAGGCAACGTATTGCAAAATTTTGGAAAGATGTAGAAGAAGGTAATGAACCTGAAATTAATTTTGAGCGTGACGCCGCCGTAATTAATGAAATGTTTCCTAGTCAGACTGTTTTACCTTTAGATTTAACAGAAGATACAGAGTTTTCAGAACTATTAATTCAGTTTGACCTTGCAAAATCACAAGAAGCTGAATTTAAGAAAATAAAAGAAGCTTCTAAAGCTAAAATACATTATTACTTAAAAGATGCAGAAGGGGCATTTACAAATAAGTATAAAATAAATACAAAGCGTACAAACCCTAAAGAAGCTACATTCATTACTGAAGATATGATAGGTAATGTATTAAAAGCGGCTTCTAAAGGGCATAGGCACGCATTACTAAAAAATACACAAAAAACCAAATAGAAAGAGTAAAAAAATGACTAATAAAAAAGAAGGCGGTTTACCAGCGGTCTTAGATAAAATGTCTGGTGAGATTACAAAAGCATTAGGATCAGGTGGGGTAACATCTGAACGGTTTATTCGTGCTGCAAAATCTACCCTTAATGGAAACCCTACTATAGCTAATTTAGAGCGTACAAGCGTTTTAGCGGCTGTTATGAGTGCTGCACAAGATGGGCTTGTTATAGATGGTAAGGAAGCGGCCATTGTACCATTTAAAGGGAAGGCTACTTATATTCCTATGGTACGGGGGTTGCTTAAAAAAATGCGCCAACATTCGCGCTTTGGTAATATTTCACATGGTATTATTTATTTAAAAGAAGTAGAACAAAAGCGGTTTTCTTATATAAAAGGTGATGAAGAAGAACTAATTCACGATCCTATTATTTTTGAAGAACGTGGTGAACCTATTGGGGCTTACGCGGTAATTACTATGAAAGATGGTGAAAAATTCCGTTCTGTTATGCGTAAAAAAGATATTGAAAAACGTTTAGCAGTAGGGTTTAATTCCAGTCAGAAAAAAGAATGGAAAGAAGAATTTTGGATTAAAACCGTAATTAAAGACGTTTATAAAATTGCACCAAATTCTACAGATGAAGAAGGCTATTTAGAAGGTATGTTTGGTGAAGAAAAAACACCAGAAGAACCTAAGATAGTAAACCCTGTAGAACCTAAAAATGAACCTGTAACGATTACCTCTTCTGGTGATACTATTGATGGTGATGGTGTTGTAATTAAAGAAGCAGACCCTAAAAAGCCTAAACGCACTAAAGCAGCACAAGCGGTATTAGATCAATCTTCAATCCCTGATGCAGAAATTGTAAACACTGAAGAAGAAATTCCTATGTAAAAAACACTACCCGCTATATTGACTGAAAGGTATAGCGGGTATATATTGGAAAGTCTAACACTAAAAACCCCCTTACAGAAAGAATTAATATGACGCGATTTAACGCCCCAATAGCTGAACAAATTTGGGATATGAAATACAGATTAAAAGACGCATTAGGTAATTATATTGAAAATTCAGTTGAAGAAACTTGGGCGCGTATTGCTAATGCAATAGCACAAGCTGAACCTGAAAAAAAGGATTATTGGGCTAATACTTTTTATAACGCACTAGAAGATTTTAAGTTTTTGCCAGCGGGTAGGATAACAGCGGGGGCGGGTACAGGTCGCAATGTTACCCTATTTAACTGCTTTGTGATGGGAACTATTCCTGATAATATGGGTGGTATTTTTGATATGTTGCGTGAAGCTGCATTAACTATGCAGCAGGGTGGTGGCATTGGTTATGATTTTTCATCACTTCGCCCTAAAGGTGCTATTGTAAAAGGCGTTGCAGCAGATGCAAGCGGCCCTATCTCATTTATGCAAGTATGGGATGCCATGTGTAGAACTATTATGTCAGCAGGTTCTAGGCGTGGTGCTATGATGGGTACTATGCGCTGTGATCATCCTGATTTAATGGATTTTATCACCTGCAAACAAGATAAAGCTGAATTACGTATGTTTAATTTGTCAGTTTTAATTACAGATGATTTTATGGAAGCTGTTAAAAATGATGCCCCTTGGGATTTAGTATTTGAAGGTAAGGTTTATAATACCCTGCCAGCCAAACACATTTGGGAAGCTATTCTAAATGGGACTTATACTTGTGCAGAACCAAGCGTTATTTTTATTGATCGTATCAACCAAGATAACAACCTGAATTACTGTGAAACTATTGCCTCTACTAACCCTTGTGGTGAACAACCTTTACCACCTTACGGGGCTTGCCTTCTTGGTTCAATAAATCTAGCTAAGTTTGTTAATGAAGGTGGTTCTTTGAAAAAAAATGAACTTGAAGCAATAGTAAAAATAGCTGTACGTATGTTGGATAATGTTATTGATGTTTCAAAATTCCCATTACCACAGCAAGAGCAAGAAGCAAAAAATAAACGCCGTATCGGTTTAGGTGTCACTGGTTTAGCAGATGCTTTAGTTATGATGGGTATAACATATGGTTCTGATGAAGCTGTTGTTATGACAGAATTTATCATGAAAACTATATCTGTAGCTTCATATAATGCATCAATTTCTTTAGCAGTCGAAAAAGGTTCTTTTCCATTACTTGAACGCGCTAAGTTCCTTGCAAGTGGTAATATGGAAAAAATGCCTTCAGATGTAAGAAATAGTGTTTGGGAAAATGGTATTCGTAACGCACTATTAACTTCTGTTGCGCCTACTGGTACTATCTCACTTTATGCAGGTAATGTTTCAAGTGGTATTGAGCCTATTTTTGCTAACAGCTACACCCGCGATGTTTTAGAAAAAGATGGTTCTAAACGTAATGAACTTGTGGAAGATTACGCTGTTGCAAAATTCCGTAAAGATAATCCTGATACAAAACTACCCGCTACTTTTGTATCAGCACAAACATTAACAACTATTGACCATGTTAAAATGCAAGCCGCCGCGCAAAAATGGGTAGATAGTTCAATCTCTAAAACCGTAAATTGTCCTGAAGATATTACTTTTGCAGATTTTGAAAATGTATATATGCAAGCTTGGGAAATGGGTTGTAAGGGGTGTACTACATTTAGACCAAATGATATTACAGGTTCTATACTTGAAGTGGTTAAAGAACCTGAAGGCGGGGCTTGTGTTTATGATCCGCTTACAGGTATTAGAACTTGTGATAGTTAAATAATTAAAGGGCGCGTTATTTTGTTGACGCGCCCTTTAAAATACAGTAAACGTAAAATGTAATCTAAAAGAAAGAAAAGAAATGGAAAAGTATAAATTAACAAATGAAACTGTTAAGTATTTAGAAAAAACACTATACCGAATAGAAGCCTTAAAAACATTTGGTATAATAACAAAAGGTCAAAAAGGCGGCTTTATAGAGGCCGAAAAAAATCTTTCCCAATTTAGCGATGCATGGGTGTCTGGCGATGCATGGGTGTTTGGCAATGCATGTGTGTCTGGCGATGCATGGGTGTCTGGCAATGCGCGGGTGTCTGGCGATGGGCGGGTGTCTGGCGATGCGCGGGTGTCTGGCAATGCGCGGGTGCTTGGCGATGCGTGGGTGTTTGGCAATGCGTGGGTTTTTAGCGATGCGCGGGTGTCTGGCGATGGGCGGGTGTCTGGCAATGCGCGGGTGTTTGGCAATGCGCGGGTTTTTAGCGATGGGCGGGTGTCTGGCGATGCGCGGGTTTTTAGCGATGCATGGGTGTCTAGCAATGCATGTGTGTCTGGCGATGCATGGGTGTTTGGCGATACATGGGTGTTTGGCAATGCATGTGTGTCTGGCGATGCGCGGGTGTCTGGCAATGCGCGGGTGTTTGGCAATGCAGGTGTGTCTGGCGATGCGCGGGTGTCTGGCGATGCGCGGGTGTTTAGCGATGCATGTGTGTCTGGCGCTGCGCTGGTGTCTGGCGATGCGCAGGTGTTTGGCGATGCGCGGGTGTCTGGCAATGCGCGGGTTTTTAGCGCTGCATGGGTGTCTGGCGATGGGCGGGTGTAAAGATGAAAAATAAACGAATTATTAACATGCCTTCAAAAGTAGCAGAAATTTATTTAAAGTTTCCTAACGGGCGCGGTTGGATAGCTGAAACAGATACAAAAGAAACTGTTTTTGTTATTGGTGATGCTGTAGGCTACAAGCCCCAAAAAGGTAATTGCCTAATAGCTGCACTAGAAACACATCAGAACGCGCCTAGCCCTGATTTTTATGCGGCGTGGGCTATCCCTGAAGGTGTTGTAACATTACAAACCGTAACAGATGCATTAGCCGCCCTAAGTGAAACAGATGCCCTTACTGGTGAAGAGGTTGGTACTGGTAATGGTGATATTTTATATCACGCGGGGCTTGTAGCTAAATTTGTTAAACAGGATCGCCGTAAATCTTTAAACGCGGGTAACGATATTTGGTATTCAGTAACGCCTGAAGAATGTGAAGTTGGGATTTTCGAAAATGATTGAATTTGAAACAAAAGAAGGTTGCTTATCAATAACCCCCAATAAGGTTACAGGTATTCAATACAAAGAAAAACACCTAACAGAAATAACAATTTGTGGAAAATCTTATAATATAATTATGCCTTACCCGCAAGTTATGGAACGTTTAAAACCTAAAAATCCTGAATTGGAAGCCGCTGTAATATATTATAAATGGTTGGTTAGGTTGTCGTTTGAAAACGGGTATCGTAACGGGTTTAATCATTGTGCTGATAATACTAAAGCAGATTGGAAATTATCATGGGATAACAGTAAAGTTAAAGGGAAATTAGACGGATGAAAGAACAAGTAAACCCATATGGATATTCTACTAATGTAGATGTACATAAACTTATAAATTTAAAAGGCTACGGTAAAGCAAATATATTTGTTAAAGCCTCTGGCTTATGGAATGAAGAAAAGGAAACATAGAATGAAATTTTCAACAGAAAAAAAACCTATACTAGCCGCATTAATTCAGGCTAATTCAGTTGTAGAGCGTAGGAACACAATCCCAATTTTAGGTAATTTATTACTTTGTTTATCTGGTAATAAATTAACAATCACATCAACAGATTTAGATATTGAAGTGAAGATTGATGTAGAAGTAAATGGTGAAGAAGATGGTACTACTACTGTATCTGCACATTTACTTTTAGGTATTGTAAAGAAAATGTCAGAAGGTGTATTAGCTGAATTTTCAACAAAAGCTAATGGTGATATAAATTTTCATTCTGGACGATCTGTATTTAATTTAGCCACATTACCCCATGAAGATTACCCTGTAGCAAGTGAAAAAACATTTGAAAATTCCTTTACTATTACTGGTGAAGAAATGTATTCTATATTGTATTCTACTATTTTCGCGGTATCAAAAGAAGAAACCCGCTATTATCTTAACGGTGTATATTTTCATAAGGTAGATGATAAAATACGTGGTGTTGCTACAGATGGACATAGATTAGCTTTATGTGACGTGGTGAAAGATGTAGAAGATTTTGATAGTGTTATTATACCTACCAAAGCAGTAAACCAAATTCTTTCTTTATGCACAAATGAAGAATTGACGGTATCTACCACACCATCACAAATTAAAGTAAGTGCAGAAGGTGTTACTTTAATTTCAAAAGTAGTAGATGGTACGTTTCCTAATTATACACGGGTTATTCCACAAAATAACACTATCAATATTGAAGTTAATAGTAAGGATATTTCAAACGCTTCTAGCCGTGTAACTTTAGTTTCTACAGAAAGAACAAGAGCGGTTGCAATTAATTTATCAAAAGATAAAATTGAATTAAGTGTTAAAACGCAAGAAAATTTTGCTTCTGAAGAAATTAATATTGAATATGATGGGCCTGAACTTAGAATAGGTGTAAACAGTAAATACCTTTCTGAAGTTATGGGGCGGTTAAGTGGTACTGTAAAAATATTTTTTAATGATAATTCAACACCAATGATCATTAAAGAAGCCGCTAATGAAAATACTCTTTATTTGATTATGCCTATGCGTATTTAAAATAAAAAATCAAATAAAACTAAGATAGGGGTTTACAGCCCCTATTTTGTGTGGTTAAAGGTATTAACGAAACGCAACAAAGGAACGCGACAATGAAAACTTCAGCAACATTCTCAAACGGCGAAACAACAACATACGGCGGAACTCGTAAAGTTACTGCTGCATGGGCAATCATCGACACAACAACAAATGAGATTGTTGAAAAGGGTTACAGCCTGAACATAAAGTTGGCCGCATCTTCAGCATCAAGCAACATTTCTAGCCGTATTGGTGGCTTGATTTGTTCAGGTAATTCAATTCAAGCACACCGCGTAAACATGGACACGGCAAAACGCAAAGGCTGGAACGGTAAAGGCCAAGCAAAACGTTTCCTGAAGGGCCTGAATGTGGATACTCGGATTGAATACGATAAAACCCACAAGATTGAA